TTGATACAACGGTCTATAAGTAAGATTAGAATTGCTATTGTCTTACCTGCACTCGATCCTCCTTGTATAACCTTAATTCGTTTCTTCAGAGCTCTTATCTTCTTCAGAGCTGTTGTTTGCTTGTAATTCATTTTTAATTATCTCGTATACTTTTCTTGTCTCTTGTTCTGCCCAACTAATGATCTCTTCTTCTCTGTGTAAATTGTAGGTATGTAGATACAACGAGTGATGCATTAGTTCATGGTTGATCAAAAGAATTGTAGATAAATCATCAGTACATTTCAAGGTGTTAATGAAAACGAATTGTTTATCTTTTGAATATGGTATCATATTACATAATCCTGCAAGATAACTATCCTCAGGTGTGTTCTCTCTAAAGATACAATCGTGATAATCCAAACCACATAGTTTAGCTTCTTCGTAGTATTCAAATATACTACATGGGTCATCACTCAATAATAAGTGGTAGCTATCAAATTCAAATTTCGTCATCGGGTAATAATGGTTGTTCTGATATTGTTATTTCAGTTTGTTGTTTATCGGTATATTGATAGTGATTTTTCAATACGAATATTGCCATTGTAGCATTTATATTGTGTTTGAATGTCCCATCAACAATTTTACTCTCTTGGATTTTCTTAGCTCTTTTTATAAGTTCGGCAAACTTTGGGTATTTATCTTTCATTTCTGAAATAAATTGAGGATATAGATCTTTAACCTCATATAAAAACCTCTCAAACCAAACATTATCCTCACTAGCTTTTAACCATTCAATTAGTTCTTCCCCAAGTTGTAGGACTTTTTCTTCAGTCCAAATTACTGGTCTTCCACCAGGATTCTTTTTCTTAGCCATTTTGTAATTGTTTAAATTCTTTTATGATTTCATCACTATAATTAAACCATTCTCTATGATTTCTTTTTCTTTTTACTGGCACATTTAAATGATTGAATTTATTATGTAAGATTTTTTCGTAGTGTGATAATTCAGGTATAAGAAATATAACATCTAAATGTTTTATCTTCATTTCAGTTTTAATTGATTTAATCCTTACTTCAATATCGTTTGTAATTCCTATTTTGTATAAATCCAAATCTTTTGAATATAGTAAGTATAGAAAATCTAAATCATTTTTTTGAAAAAACTTTAGATAGTATTTTGCGGATTCAATTAAATTAACCGTATAGACATATTCATCCCAAGTCCTTTTAGAAGCGATTGCCAACATATCTTTGACATTAGGTTCATTTAGACCTAATAACTTCTCAATAGCAATCAAACATAAGTCATATCTTCTTTTTGCTTCTTCAGGTGTAAAAATAATATCCCAATTTGGTTTTTTCATTATCCTTTGTTTTGTTTTCTCTTACGACATTTTGAACATCCCTGTTTTGTTGCTTCTTCAACATCAACATCTGTCTCAGGGATTGGCATGTCAAATAGAGGCTCTTCAGTCTCTACCATTGGTTTTATGTTCTCGATAATTTCTTGTGTTGACAACCAGTTCTTGATCATTAACTGAGCATGTTGGAGTGCTGCTCTACAATGTGTACATACCGTAAATGTTGGATTGAAAGTCATTCTAATTGCTGCTTCCATCTCTTTTGCATCATCTGGTGTAAATCTTCTTAAATTGACAAAATAATTCATTTTGTCGTAATATGCTTGTGTTATCATATATTGTGTTTTTTAAATAAATATACGATACATTGAATTTGTTGTGAAGATGTAAAGAATGGGGGGAATATAGTACGGAAAATAAAAAAAAGAACTCCCCCCATCTATCATTAAAAATTACTCTGGCTTTCTATCAAAAATGATTTGATCAATTTTATCAAAACGATCTGATAAAGATTTTGAATATCCATTTTCAACAAAGTCATTTAAGACTGTTGTGATTTGGATTACTTCTACTAAACTCAAACATTTGTTACAAGAGTTCATATACTCTACTACAAGTTTAAGATTTGACTGTGTTGCGATTTGTTGTTGTGTTGTCTGTGGCATAATTATTATATTTTAAGCTGTTTGTAAATCTTCCCATTCTTCAATGGTTCTATATTCTTTTTCTAACATAGCTGTTTCAAACTTCTCCAAGTCTTGGAAGTGTTGTTTAGCCATTATGTTATAAGCTTCTTGCTGCATTTGGTATTCATAATCCCATTCAGCTTTTGCTCTTTGTTGGTTGTCTCTTAACCATTCTTGATATTCAAGATCCAAGAATAAATCTTCATAAAAGTTGTCTACTAAACACATATCACTCGTATTAATTGTTATACTACAATTATAGAGATTTTATTTTGATTTGTCTAATGATTGGATTAATATTTTTTTGATTTTTGATACCTCGTGGAATACCAAACAATGTGAGAATACATTGTCATTTTCTTTTGCTATTTGTCTGTATGTTTTCCCCTTTGAATAATACTCTTGCCAGACGAACTCTTGAAAATATGTTTTGGGGATCTTGGTGTAGGCTTTGTCTATTTGCAAATACTTGACCTCTCGTTCACTTTTGTAGTCAATCTCATCTTCATCTATTATTTCTAAATTATCGTAGTAGATATGATCTCTAATGACGGTATTCTTATAAAATGGACTGGTGTTGGAGTGGACATTGTTTTTAACTGTTCTGATGAAGTAATATAAAAAGTATCCCTGTTTGATTACCTCATCAACTTTTTTCTCATTCTCCAAAAATGAAATTGCTATTTCACTAATCAACTCTGGTTTAAGATGAAAGTTTGGTCGAATAATATTATCGATTATTTCGTCAAATATTGAGTTAGGCGTTGTTATTTCCTTCAGGAGATCCCTTATCATTAAGCATTACTTTTAACGGTATATAAATCCTTCTAATGGCCCTTCCCAATTCATAGTCGTCTGAATACAATTCTATAATATGATAGATTGAGTATAGGAGTTCGTCGTCATCATCTAAGGATTTCTCATAGATCGATTCTCTCATTGCTCTGACTTCTTCTCCAACTGATTCTGGGTTCTCATTCCAAGTCTCTAATGATTGAACAATTTGGTCTATGATTTCATGTTCCATAATTATAAATATAACTCTATAGTTAAAAATTTTGTATTGTTTGAACTTTTTTTTAAAATCACTTGAACTTTTGAAAAATTGTTTGTATTTATTAAAAGAATTTGAGAGGGCAATTGCATGTAAAGGAGGGATATAACCTTACAAAATCCTGTTAAATGATTGCTCTGTTCTTCTACGACTTATAACAACAATCAGCCTCGAAAATAGAAGGTTAGGTTTAAGTCATTTCTCTATAGGGGGTAGGGGGGTGACTTAACTTATCTGACCTAAAAATAGAAAATTTAAATTACTAGCTTATACTTAATCTATGGAATCTTTAGAAGAAGTTAGAAAACAATTAAATGGTTTAGTTCAAGGAATAAGGGAATGTAATTTCATTGAACCAAATTCAAGACAAGATATAGTACAAGATACTTGGGTTAAGATAATACAAAAATTAAATGAAGGAGTTATTGTCGATGACTTCAGTCAAATCAAAGGTTATACCTTCCAAATTTTAAGAAATTACTGTTTAGCTTACCAGAGAGATAAGGAAAAAAATAGAGTATTAGAAATGAAATGGGACATTGAGGACGATCTTTCTTATAAAAATGATGAGGAGTATAAGAACGAACTTAAAAGTGTTGTAGAGAAGAAAATTCAAGCTGTGAAATATAATGAACTTGAGAAGAAATTAATTGCTTTGACCTTATCCAATACCAAAAGAGATGAGGTAATTGAAGAATTAGGATTAACATCAGATCAATATAAGAGAATCAGACAAGGTATTGTGATGAGATTGAAAGGTGATTTAAGAAGAAAAGTCAAATATTTAATTAAACATAGAGACAAAGAATGGATTCAAGTCCCATGTTATACCAGTTCAGATGTGAAAGCTTTTCTACATAACCACACCAAAAGACAAGTTGCTTCAATCATCTACGATGGGTTAATGTCAACAGATGGTTATTATGTTGAGATACTACATAAAATTCAAAGAAAAAAGAAAAATGGATAGATTAGAATTATTATGGATGATTTTGACTTGTGCTGATGAGGATACTTTACAAGATGAAGAAGAATAAGTATATTTATATCAGGCATGGTTATTCCCCTCTTCGTCATATCACTCAAATTCAAATCATTGAGGGGGAAACAATAAAGGGACCATTCGGTCCCTTTTTTTTTTAACTTTTAGTTTCTTGGTGGTGGAGTATTTGTTCCATTTGCGTATGGTACCATTCCATCTACTTGAACATTTCGTGGTTGTTCTGTAACAGGTGCTTCAATTAATCTTCTTGATTCTGTATCATACTTGTATTTTACCCAAATATGTTTACAGTTTGCTCCACCTCTCCATTCAAATACTGAGTAACTGTTTGAACCACCTTTACCCAAACCAGGGTTTTGTGAATTCAATCTTACTATATCTTCATATCTCATTAGAGAATTATTTGTTCTTGATACTACCATTCTACAAAATCTTCTTGTATTTGGCCCAATAAAAGAAGGTCCATATTCTCTTGAGATATAACGATATAGATTGATCACTCTAAATTGCTCCTGAGAGCCAAATTGTGTTGTCTGTGATGGAATACCCTTATCTTCATCGTTAATGTCCCATATGTAATCTAATGAGTTTAAATCAGCAATATCAATTCCCAAGTTAGAAATTGAAATACCAAGATTATTTAATGACTCAAACCAGTCACAAAATACATCTTCATTTACCATCTCTTCAAAGTATTGAACTTTGTAGTCATCACTCAATTTAGGATGATACAATAATTCTTCAAATGTATATAAATTCTCACACATAATTAATAAGGGTTTGTTCCATTATAACCTCCTACATAACCACCACATCCCCAACAAGGTGTTATGGTACCATAAGGTTCAAGATAATTCGGTGCAAGTCCTCTAGTGTATCCGTAAGGCATATATAACCCTCCAAAGTAAGACTGAATAGATTTCGGCATGTTATCCTTAGAGTTTGGATTGTTATATTGAGGGAACATACTTGGGTGATCCAACAAATATTTGATCATTCTTCTCTTATAGAATTCAGCTATATCCAATACATTACTTCTTAAGAATTTCAATTCACTAAGTTCAGCAGGTGCTGAGTACTCACTTGATTCTTTTGATACAGACTTATTGGTTGCTTTAAATGCGATGAATGGCATTGCTAAATAAAAAGCATACTGCGCAATTTGCGGCTGGACAAAGTTTCTCATGAAATTTGCTTCATCCGTATTTAAATTGTTGAACTTAACACCATCCTTCAATCTATCATAGAAAGTCTCTCCAATCCCTTCTTGAAGGTATGTATCTTGAGCCTGAATGATGTACGGTGTTAGTTTTGTGTCATCAACATTATCTTCAATTGGAGTTTGAGCTCTCAAGTACTCTGTTGATATAAAATAGACTACTGGTGTATATGACATTTTATTGGTTTTCTAATGTTTTATTTTCTACTTGTGAATCCACTTGTTGGATAGGCTCCTCAGGATTTTGACTAAGAACACCTGATTGATCAGCACTTACATAATTCTTTAATATAATTTTTTCTGTAAATCCTATTGTTTCAAGTAATCCATTGATACTTTCTTCTAGTTGGTTTTGTCTAATTGCGATGTAGTATGTTTGAAACTCCGCCATTAGTTCTTTTCTCTCATCTGATGAACCCAATTTACCTGGTTGGAATGATACCAACTGAAGTGGCATTTCGTGAGCCTGTGTGATGTTTTTCTCAACCATGTCTTGTAACATAATGAAGCGTTCATCCGAATTATTCAAATTTATAGGAATAAGTTCAGGTTTTTCATCACCTCCATTTGAGTAGGTTAAAATTATCTTACCAGCTCCATCAGATCCTTTGTAGTTTCTTTGGAATTCTCTATAGAATTGATTTTGCTCATCCTGCGTCGGAACGCCAGTTCCAAAGTTCAAAATAAATGAAGGAGCAAAACCTTGTCTAACTTGGTTGATGTGGAACTTACCAATTTGATAATCCAAGTCAATGTAGTTAATTGCTGTAGAATAGTTAGCAATTGGATACATATGAGTCATCGCAGGGTTAGGTTCGATGTAATATATCAACTGACGACCTTTTCTATCGTTAGGATCAAATTTCTTGATATACTCAGGAGTATTCTCTTCCTTCTTGATATTAGCCCAATCTTTTGAATACCAAAAATAATCAGCTTCAGACTCTTCTTCTTTGATTCCAATTCTAACAGTATGGATTGGAACATAGTTCAATTCAAATGATGTACCACCATTGTTCCAAATTACTTCCATACAGAAACCATTATAGATTTCAAAGTCTTTTGAAATGTACAAGAATAATCTTTCAAGGTTATTTACACGAGCCCACTCTTTAAGTTTTGGATCCATCAATGGTTTATATCCAAATCCTGTGGACATTTTAACTTTCTTATTGATGATCGCTTTATTCAATGGTGATCCAAAGTTATTGTATAATTCTAAAAGAAATACAGGGTACAAGTTATCTTGACCAAATGAAATAAAATGGTACTCTCCTTTTTTTACAAAATTGTAAATTGGTGGGGCATAAGCCTCGTTAAATTGGAATATTCTAACAGGTAGACCTTTTTCTTTGTTTGGTGTTTCTATGTTTTTTTCTACATTCATAATTAAATAAATACATATTGTGTTTGACCCGTTGGTACATATACTGGATCAGGTGTTGGAGTTGTTCCATAGATTGTTGCAAATCCTGTTTCAACCACATCGTTTATTGTTAAAGCTGAAGTGGAAAGTGTATTTCCTGTATTCTGCCATACGGTATAATCATATTGACCTGGCGTTAAATTTAAAGGAGTCAAATTAATAGGGAAGTAGTTATACCTATTAATATTATTTGAAGTGTCTCCTGTCAAAAATAACAAAGTCTCATCATGTAATTCCTTACCGTTTAATTGAAGTATATATGTAGTCGCACTTAATGGAAATGTTGTTTTCTCCAATAAGGTAAACGGAGTCAAAGTAGTTTGATAATTCGCAATACTAATCATGCTTTTTTTATTAAATATTTTTTGAGTATATTTGTTTTATGAATAAAATAATTGATTACCTAAAGGATTTAATAGATTGGGGTTGGTATGTATCTAGAATTTACAAAGGTGATTACAAACTAAATTATCTTCTAACAAGAACTGTAATTGAACTAGATCCTTGTGTAATGAGTAAATGTCAATTTGAAATTACTTTTAATTATAAGAAATTGAAGAACGGTAAGTATGTCTATATTTTTAATGATGAATTTTATAATAGCGTAGATGAGGTTATTAATGAGATGAAAAGAATGGGTATAAAATAAAAAACCCTCTGAAATCCATCAGAGGGCTTTGAATAAAGGTCAGAAGACCCTGAAGAAATCTTAAAGTACAGTGATTGTAGTTCCGATTAAGTTTCCGTTGATTAAGAATGCACCGTTTGCAGATTTCCAAGAAATTGATTGGGATAATCCGTTCATGTCACCAAGCAAAACGCCTAAATCCGCTTGTCCCGCCGAAGCCCTACCTGAAGACTCTAAACCTAAGTAGTAGTAGTCACCAGCGTTAGATTTAACTACTGCGAAAAGTGGAGCCCTACCAAGTTCAACCATTCTGTTTCTTACATTACAATCAAGAGTTATCAATTTGATTGATAAAGTTGATTCATAGAATACAGTACCGTTTTCTCTTGAGTAGTTACCTGCTTGTGTCAAACCAGCGTGTTCGATATCTTGTTCGAATGAATATACAGTTAAACCTGTAGTTGTGATACCTGTGATAATACCACAAGAGTCTTGAGCTACTTGTACATTATCAACCCATTCACCGATCCAAACTTTCTCAACACCACCTATAGATGAACAACCCAATACATAACCATCTGTTAAATTACATGTAAAAGCCATATTATATTGTTTTTGTTTTTAGTTTATTTTTATAAAGGGGACTTTCACCCCTTAAGTTTTTTTAGTGTTGTCGATTACAGTTTGAAGTATACTACATAATCCCAGAACGCTGCGTTCACACCTTGCTTCCATTTTGACGCCATTCTAACTTCTTGGTTATCAAGTGAATACCATAATTCGAAGTTTTCGTAGTCATTCAATAAGTCAGTACCGAAGTACATGTTAGACTTAGAAGAGATGAAGAATTTGTTAGTTCCGTTAAGACCTTTAACAGCGATCAATCTTACATTAGTACCAGGTACCATTTGAGAGAAAGACTCACCTTGATCTTCAGCTCCTGTATATGCGAACAAGTTAGCATTTCTTAAAGCTGTTGCGTAAGTTCTATAGAAATCGTATCCTACATAACAATACAAGTCATCCATATCGATGATGTTAGCTGGAATTACATTCACAGCGTCGTCAACTAATCCGATGATGTTAGAAGCTGTAATAGCTGTTGCGTTAGAAACATTACCGTCAACTGTAGAAGCTGAGTAAGTAGTGTTAGCTAAGTAGATGAAACCATCACAAAGAGCCAAGTTTCCTGAACCTGATACTGTGTTACCTTGCCAGATTAAGCTATCGATCAAAGAAGAAATTTGAGATACTTTCTCCTCAGCATATAATTGCTCGAAAGGAATTTCTGTGTTATATGAACCTGGGTTCATCATTGCTTGCGTATAGTACTCTTCAAGTGTGTTTAGACAAATGGATTCATTAACTTTTAGAGGACATACATTCAATGTTTGTTGTGTTAAGATAGTAGTACCTGTGTTTGTAAATCCACAACCACCTGGAGCTGCTATCAAGTTTGAAGACAATAGGTTGATGGATGCTGCTGATTTAATATCAGGTTGAACTGTTAAAAATCTTGTTGATCTACCACCTAAAATCATTTTTTTGATTAACGCCATACGCTCTTGATCTACATACGCCGTTAAGCCTGCTACATTTAAACTCATTTTTAAATTGTTTTTATATTAGGTTTATGTTTATTTTCCACCGAAAAACTTCATCTTCTCTAATTTCCCTGAAGTCTTAGTGAAGTGTTGTTTCTTAGTGATTGATTCCGCTGATGGTTCAGCAGCAAATTTTGAGAATTTCTCGTTTAATTCAGTATTTGAATTTTTGATTGAATCAATTTCTGATTTCAATTCACCAATTAAATCTGTTAATTTTGAAACTGCTTCGAACATGTTTTTCATTTCATCTCTCTCTTCAGTTTCTTTGGTCTCTAATTCATTAATAAATCCATTATCATCAGTATAGATAACCAATCCACCTTCCAATTCGTGTTTTCCTGCTGGTGCTTTAACAAAGTTACCTTCAGCATTCTTAACCATCACCTCATCACCTACAGACAAAGCATCACCCTTAGAAAGGATCATTACTTCAGTACCGTCAGCAAGTTTGGATTCGATTTTGTTTGCGTAGTCAGCCATTTTGTCTTTCTCACCACCTGGTTTTTCAACGATTGCACCTGTGTCTTTTTGTTCTTTTGTTGTGTAATCTGCCATTTCTTCTCGGTTTGTATTAGCTGGTTGTTGTTCAGCTTTATACTCGTTTATTGCTTTGATCTCACCTGCAGCTACAGTGATTGTTTTACCATTATTTAAAAGGTAATCACCATCAGGAAGTGGAGCTTCTTTTTCAGCAGCGATATTAACCACTTTTTCTCCAACAGCCAAACGATCACCTAAACAACGAATAATCTCACCAGTCGCAGCGGTATAATCAGTTGCAAACTCTTCTCTTTCGAAGAGCTCTCTAATTTTTCCTATAAGACTTGTTTTTTTGTTCATAATCACATTTAATTATATTTGTTTATTTTTTGTTTAATACATCGGGTTATTTGACCTCATCCTTGAATTTTACCAACGACTTAATAGATCTTCCAAACTCAATAATTCTATCTGTAATTCCTTTTCCTTTTATCCATTTAATCTTCTCATCTACCGATGTATACTCGATCCAAATTAAAAGAGAGGCTACAAACTTGGTGAAAGCCCAATCAAACCAAATGTAATTTCTTGCTATCTCATTTATCATAAATTTATCCACCAAAAATGAAAACACTAATGCTGTGAAATAGATTATTAATTTTCTCATAAGTCCCAATCTTGTCAATCTTGAAGTAACTTCTTCTTTTTTCTTTCTTGCATACCAACGACCAACAAATGTGTCGATCACTGAAGCAAATGTCACAAGAAGTGCTAAGGGTAATAGGGGACTGATAAATGCTAAAAAGACTAATAAAAATTGTTTCATTTTATATTTAATAATTCTTTTATTCTTTTTTTGATTAGATCCTCGTCAACATAAGATTTTAATGTAGATTCAATCTCCATCAATAATTTGTCAACCATATCATCTTCATATTTTTCAATGAAGTAACCTTCCAATGAGAATCCATTGTATTCACCTTTCTTGATTGCTTCCCAAACCTCATCGTTGTCAACATAGAATGTAGCAACCCATGATCCTTCAGGAAGATCAGGGAATAATTTTGAAGTGTTTCTGTCCCCAACAATATAAGATTCCATCATGTATACTCCATTTTTACTAGATCTTGGATCGTGGTTTGTATTAACCTTATGAATCTTATTTTCTTTGAAATATTTTTTCATCATCTTCTCGATGGTCTCAGGTTTGAACTTAACCCAATACTTACCCAAATCAGGGTTATATCTTAGAATTGGAGTCTCAGCAACCATTACAGGTGCTGTTACAATTCTTTTCTCGTAATCTATATCTTGAAATTCTTGTTTTGAAAATGGGGTCATTCTAAGTTCGTTGTTGATTCTCTCCATTTTACGAATAGCCCATTCAACTCCTTCAGTTCCACCCCAAGCATCCCACATAATTCCTCCACAACCTTTGTCATAGGGAACATCTTTGTTTTGTTGATGTCTTTTAAATGAAGCCATTCTAGCGATCGTCTCAACTGAAATTCTTCTTCTGTTACAAAGTTGAGCTGCTCTTGTCCAACCTACCTGAGTTCCACAATCTAAATTTCTATTATTTTCTTTGTATTTGATTGCTCTACATGCGTTTGCTGATGCTGAATTTGGGTAATCATCATATGAATCCTCAAGTTTAGCGAACATCTTCCATTCGATCTCAGTTGCTGGTTTATCAACGAATGAAACCGCATCCATTCCTTCTAGCATTGAGTCCTCATCAAAATCCAAGTATAAAATTGGTTCTTCAGTTTTGAAGTTAAATTTTGTCATCATAATATTATATATCTTTTTATCCATTTTGTTGAATTAAAATTCTGAACTCTGTTTGATTCTATTTATTCTTTTTTGTGTATCACTCACATCAGTTTCTACAACATAAGCTCTAATTGGTTTATCTGATTTATTATCACCAAAGAATTTAACATCAGCATCAACTCTGTTTGTTGCTGGTAAATCAGGTTTCAATGAGATTCCCCCACCTGCCATATTGATTGAATTCAATAGTTCAGGATACATTTGTGATGACTGAGCATTGATAACAGTCTCACCAGGTGCGAGTCTTGCAGGAACTGTATCAACCATTCCTGATCCAATGCCAGGAACGATACCACCACCTGCTGCTGTAAATTCTTGAGATGAAATTACACCAAATTGAACAGCACTTGCGGCTGCCACAATACCTGCTAAGATAAAGTTGATTGGAGGGGCTGATGAAGCTAAGGCTTGTAAAACACCTTGAGCTCCATTGATTATCGCATTTGCCATATTCAATCTCTTATTAGCGTCAAACTCTTTTTTCTTCAATTGAAGTGCTTCTTGTTCTCTTTGTTGATCAAGTTCTTTAATTGAATTGTCATATTGTTCTCTTGCGATTATTCCTTCCGCCAATTGGTTATCTAAAGCTTGTTTCTCAAATTCATATCGACCATTGATTTGTCTTTCTTCCTCGGCAAATCTTGTGTCATTTATAAGTGTTATAGTGTTTGCTAAAGCATTGAATGCTGTTGTAACCGCTTCTACATACTCATTAATTTTTTCAAGACTCTTCTCAAGTTTATCTTCATCTATTGGTGCTTTTACACCAGCATTAATTTCATTAATCTTATCAGCAGTATCTTGAGTTGCCTTTATAATTTTCTGATTAGCATCCTCAGTAGCTTGTTCTTTTTCTGCTGCTGTTTTATCTTCATCTTTTAAAATCTCTTGTAATTGAAGTTCGATTAATTTCTTTTGTTCATCAAGATTTTTATTTAAAAGGTCAATTTCTTGTTGAGCATATTTTTTTCTTACTTCAAGTTTTGCCTGATTTTTCTCTTCTTCTGTTTTCTTTGACTCTTCAATAATTCTAATGGCCTCATTTTTCTCAAATTGTAATTGTAACATTTGAGTTTGAGTTTGAATATTTTTGGTAGTCTCTAAAACTATTTGTTCTTTTGCAGTATAAGCTTTTTGAGTCTCTTCAATATCTTGTTGTCTGTACGCATCTAAAGATTGTAACAACTCAGCTTCACTATCAAGAAGATATTTGCCATAGTTATTTCTAATCTCTTCAGAAGCTTTCAAGTAATCAGCCTCACTCTTACCTTCTTTTTTAAATCTTTCGTCTAATAGAGTTAATTCTCTTTGGATAGCTCTATCTATAATTGACTGTCTTTCGTCCCCGTACAACTTCTCAATTGAATTGATTTCCTTATCAATTCCTGTTAATCTATCTTGTCTTAATTTTTCAGTTGTTTGTTGAACAGCAATTTCTCTTTCAAGTTTGTTTTTAACTTCATCTAAAAGATCCGCATATTTTTCATTAGCATCAGTGGCATCTTTAGTTGAAATTGTAGTTTCTTTATAACCCTCTACTGTCTTAGGAAATTTGATATTTAATTTATCTATTTCCTCTTGTAATTTATTATTGGTAATTGCGTATGCTTGAGCCTTTTTATTAGCATCATCCAATTCCATATTTAACTTAACTTGAGTATCTCTAAAAGTTGATACCCCATAAGTTGCTAGGTCATAATCACTAATTTGTTTTTCTGTCCATTTGGTTTGTAACTTACCATTTTTATCAATAGTTCCACCATATTCTCTAGCAAATTTAGTGAGATTGTCTTGAGCTGCGACTAAGTTTTTAATTGCTTTTTCTTCTTCTTTTTTCTTAGATTCTTGTCTTACTCTTAAAACTTGTAACGCAATATATTCTTTAACAGATAAGTTTAATTGTGATTGGAACGCATTTTCATCCTTAATATTTTTTAAGGTTGTCCCATATTGACCATTAATTTGATTGATTAATCTTTGTCTTTCTTTTGAACCAGCATTTGTATCTCTTAACTTTTGTATCAAATTAAAGTATTCAACACTTGATTCCGCAACTTTTTGTCTTTCTTCATCTTGTGCTTTTTCTAAAGCTTTAGTTCGTTCCTCAAGTATTTTTCTTTGTTTTGCCGCTTCTTTTTCTTTTTTAGCCGCTTCATCTGATGATGCTGAATATGCGATTAGACCTGCAACTAAAAGACCTACAGCTGTTGCGATTGCCACAAATGGAATTGAATTTAAAGCAACTGCTAATCCTCCTGTTGCAACTGTCGCTCCTTCTGCAGCAACTGCTTCCCCAACTAAGGCAGCATCAGCAGCGGCGGTTGATGTCGCAACAGCAGTTTGTTCTGTTGCTATTAATCCTAATGAAGTTAATATTGGAGTAAGTCCTGCCTTAATTTGTGTAAATGAATCTTTTAATCCTCCCAAAGAACTTATTGCTTGTGAGAAATTTAAAAGAGCTGTCATTTTAAGTAGTGTTTTATTTAACTCTTCATTCTCTGTTCCAAATAAAGTTTGAACTGCCATCAATCCTTGGAATCCTGCAACCCCAATTTGAACAGCTGATCCTAATGCTTTACCAAAGTTCTCAGTAACATTACCTGCAGTCGCATTGATGACTGCGTTTGTATCTTGGATTTGATCTCTTAATTGACCTGCTCTTGCTGATAATTCTTGGAATCTTTTACTACCAGGTTCCAATTGTTGAAGTTCAACAGTTACTTGCCTTAACTCAGCTCTTAAAGAAGCCGCAGTACCACCAGCACCACTAATTGATTTGGATAATTTATCAACACTTTCTTGTGCTGATTTGGAATTAACATTTATATTGATCTGAGCCGTTTGAGCCATAATTACTTTTTAAGTAAATATTGGGTTTTATTACTTGTTTTTAGGGTGTCCCTTTGGAAGAAGATCGTTGTCACCAGTGTATTTCCTATTTTCAGGTCTTCCTGTTCTAACTAAATACAAAAATGCGTTAACTCTAGCTTGAGCCCATTGACCAGGTGATTTTACTTCAGGGGAATGTGAAACATTGTAAGCCCCAATTCCTCTTTGATATACAGATTTTAACATTCCTACATTTACACCATATCCAAGTTTGTCTTTGTATCTATCATTAAAAGCGTCAGATTTCTTTTGTAATGATTCTTCAACTTCTTTTGTTACTTCTGCTCCTCTTTGTGATGATGCGTCTCCCTTGGCAGTTCCTACACCTTTTGGATCACGATTTGGAGTATCAGACTTCGGGGCTTTCTTTGATTCTTTGATTCCACCTCTTTCACCAATCTCAGCAAAATCACCAATTGCTATACCTTGTGTAATAGCTGATTTTTTTGCTTTACGACGAGATCCTTCATTGTTTGGAGTATAGGTATAACACTTACCTTGATCTCCCCACTTAAGACCTGGTTTACCACTATCTTGACACTCTTTAACTGGCATTAGATTGGTAATTGATAAGTTTTAGGAACAAAGTCAATCAATGGACATTCTTTCAACCATTGGTGTTGTGGAAATTCACATAACTGAACACAATCTTCAGTTATACATAATGTTCCATCTTCATGTTCTCTAACCCAAAATCTTGTATCTTGTGAGTTATACGCCACTTCAAATAATGAATCAGCTTGTTCTTGTGTTATTACTCTTGCTTTCATATTACGGTCTTCCTAATGTTGTGTTAAATGTTGTTATTATATTATTTAAATCTGTTCTTTCACTTGAATTTAATCCACCACCAATTGTAACTGTACTATAAGTCATATCTCCAATCTCACCATTATATAAGTTATTAGATCCAAAGAATCTCCAATATAATGTGAATAAAGCTATATTCATAGATGGTTCAGTTTCAAATGTTGTTGCGGTAAATGATACTGATTGTTTTAATACATTAGAAATATATTGAGTATATCCTGTATTTGATTCTCTATTTCGTAACCACATACCAGTTTCAGCTGTCATTGAACCTCCATCAGCTTTATCACCGTACAATCCACCATAAATATTATTATTGTAAGTTGCACAGTTGAATGCCATATATGGTATTTGTTGAGTATTCAAATAACCATTAAGATAAGCATCACCAGCATTAGTATTTAATTTACTCAAATACATTGAGAAATGTGAATTAGTTATATCTACATTTGTTAAATCACTAACAACAAAATTAGATTGAAGAACTCCATTTCTGTTACCTGTTATACCACTAGCATTATAGGTTAATGTTGTTCCAAATTCAGTCCATTTATATAAATCATTGGTTGGTGTAATCGCATTGATCAAACATGAACCTTTTGTTCCTCCAACCATCGGCATCAATACATCTAATTTTGAATATATTCCTGCTGATTTCAAACTCGTAAATAATGTTTCTACAGCTGTTGTAATGTCACTAGTCACAGTTCCTCCTGTTGCAACTACTGCAGCTAAGTAAGCTTGAGCATCAGGATCACCTGTTGGACTAGCAGTTGGTGTTGGAGTTGGGGTAGGTGTCATTGTATTAGTTGGTGTTTGTGTTATTCCTAAACAAGCTGCACAATTTAAAAATGTATTAAAATTAGATATCCAAATTCCAGATGAATCAGATACAGATACTACTTCATAACAAGTTGGTAAAGTAGAAAGAGTTACAGATGAACCAATAGTTATTGGTGTTTGTGATCTAATCTTATTATATTCTCCCGTTCCACCACTACAAGGTTCAATATTATAATAATAATATACTGAAGTTGGAGTTGGGGTAGGAGTTAAAGTATTTGTTACACTTGGAGTTGGTGTTGGTGTAACTGATGGTACTAAATACTGTGCTCCAAACTCATAGAAAGTCCTCATATCGTAAATATTTGGATTATTGGTGTTTTTGTAGAATGTGTATTCATCATAAACCTCAGGATATGTCTCTTGAAGGTTTTTAAACCACTCGTAACGAGTTGTATTGTGGTATGTGAAGAAATCATATTGGTTATTAAGGATTTGTCCGTTAGACATCACCATTCCCTTCCAAAATTCGTATTGGTTAGTTGCCGAAGTGTTACCACTTACAACATCCCAACCAGCCCAAAAGGTAGATAAATTTATTGCCATGTTTAATTTAAGTTAAAAAGTGTTTTAATGTCTATTTCTCTTGGAGTACGATCCATTTGAATAACATCTCTACCTGAAGTTTTATCTTCATTTACCTGTCTTTCAACTGTTACACCATATCCTTTATATGACAATGTATCATCATCATACTCTACAAAATAGTTTTGTTTATCATCGTATGATTCTCCAACAATTTGAAGTGCTTGTTCTTTGTTTAATACTCTTAATCCCATGTTATGTTATTCTAATTTTTAATGTTCCTGATGTATGATATACTTGACCTAAAACAACACCACCTGCTGCAGCATCTGAGTCATTAGCAAAATCTAAAGAAGGATAATTGAATAACTTCAAGTTCTCAACAAAAACACAGTTATTTCTATCTGCTGATCTATTAACAGTTCCAATCATTGTTGCTCCTGATGTAGTTCCTGTAACTGTAGAACTTTGGGATCCAATAATATTATTATAAGGTTGTGAAGAACTTATTGTATTTGTGATTCCATTAATAATTGTTGAATAGTTAGCTGAACTTCTAATATTATTAGTATTACCTTGAAGAATACCATTATATCTACCTGGTGAGTTATTAATACTATTACTTTCACCTGCTAAAATAATATTTCCACCACAACATCCACCACCATTAATACTATTACCTCTACCAGCATATATACCACTATCATTAGCATTTGACATTGATTGTGCATATCCACCACCAATTAAACCTTCTCCTGAACTTGTAATTGTGTTTTGATGACCACCAATTAAAGCATTATCATTAGATCCAGCAATTACATTATTTCTACCAATTGCTGTATTCCCATCTCCTGATGTTATTGAAGAAGCATATCCATTAATAATTGCTGAATACCTACTAGGCCCACTTATTGTACTATTTTCTGAGTTTATAATATAAACTTTTTCTTGAGTACCAGATATAGAGTTACCTGATCCACCAACACATCCTGTAAATCTTTGTGTATTAGTAATTGTATTACCTGTTCCCTGTATGTTCAATGAATATGGGCCAGGTGCATTTGTTGAAGTTAAATAAGTTGAGATAACACTATTTAATCCTGATCCTGATGTAAACACAGATGATGTTGTCCCTGTTGAAGATGTCCCACTTGTTCCATTAGTTCCCGAAGCACCTGTAGCACCAGCACTACCATCAGATCCTGAAGTTCCTGCAGTCCCATTAACACCTGATAAACCACTAGTTCCTGATGTTCCTGAAGAACCTGACTCACCTCTGCTACCATCTACTCCACTACTACCTGATGATCCTGAACTACCTGAGGCACCTGTTGATCCAGAACTACCATTAACACCACTACTACCTGAAGTACCATTTGATCCTGAACTTCCTGTTCCACCTGCTTGATATCTAACAAATTTTGTGTCAGGATCATAAGATAAGAACACATTGGTAACACCACTTGAGATACCAACGATTGTTAATTCATTATCAGTATTTAATTCTAAGTGACCATCAGAGGTTTCAGGTCGAACCCAATTACCTCCTGATTGACCTTCTACTTTATATCCAATATTTACTGAAATATCATTTGCTCCTGTTGTATTTCCAACAGTTAAAACATCTTCTAAATCAGGGGTTCCTGGTGTAACTGTAGAAACTATAGTGTTTCCACTAGCATCTATACCTAAGAATTGTGAAGTTACTCCTGATGATAATCCACTAAATACTACTGTATCACCGGCAGACACTTCAATATTATAACCATTGGTTGCATTACCCTCAAATAATACTTGTGTTAAATTTGGAGTTGTTGTTGTTCCTGTTGAACCTGATAAAGAAATAGGTAAAATACCATTGTCTGTTCTGATCCATAATAGATCATCGGCTTCATTTAAAAAGAATTCACCAACAAATATATCTGTTGGGATAAATTGATTTAATGTTACTGCTGTTATTGGCGGAACTGTTGGAACCTCTCCTGTTTGAGCTGTTCTTTTAACCAACATCCTTGAATATTCAATCTTATCTGCCATTGTTTTCTTCTAAATATTTTAATTATAAATTCGTTTTTATTCAATTTCAGAATCTGCCCCTGAAATGATTGGTCTTAGTTTGGAATCTCCACCATAATTTCTTACTGATTCAAATGTTCCATCGATAATGTCAATTAAATTTGTTTTACCTTCATCCATTACAGTTTCAAATCCTCCATCTATTTTATAAACATAGTAATAACCTATTCCATCTGAAGAGATTTTTATGTCCCCTACAATTAAACTATTTGATGTTGGGAATGATATCCCATCACCAATAACCAAAGCGTTTGTTACACCTGCTGGAATTGAGTTGTTTGTCCCAATGATCATAGCATTTGAAGCTCCTTGTTCAACAAAGTTATTCTCACCTTTTACAAGTACGGTATCTGAGTTTATTACATTTAAGTTTTTTAACATCTCAAATGGTCTTTCAAGAAATATTGAACCTGATCTAACTTGATTTTCAGGTTGTATTGGAGTAACTGTTGGATTAGCATTTGGAGATCCATTAGGGTTATTAACTGTAGTTTGTGTTGCCACACAGAATCCATTAGTTAAAATACCACCATAGTAAGCACAACAGTCAGGAGTTATGACTTGATTTGAAAGTGACACATAGACATACCCATAAGGTTTAAGTTTTTTAGCCACAATATCATCAGGACAATCTGTCTCCGATAAAGCAACTTCCTTATTATTACCATAAAAAATATCTAAGTAATTTAATTTATAGAGAATTACCTTTGTGGTTTTATCAATCGCATTTGGATTGTAATCAACAATTGTATTTACCCTCCAATATGAGTTATCAATTAAAATTACATCTCTAAAATCAAACTGATTTATATCACTTGGTGTTAGATGAAAATACGCTTCCAATAACTTAGCATTCACATCCGTAATATCATTCAATGTTGAAAGATAGAACTGATTGATGAGGTTATTATTAGGACAACATAAACTTGTATTGTAGTATAATACATTTGAATTACCAAATTCAAGTGAATAGGTTGGGTCTAATGGATCATCGTACATCCCTGCATACAAATACTCTGAGTAAGTTGTTCCAGCTTGATTTGGGTTATCTGTTATTGTAAAAAACTTGTTTGGTGTTTGAAGTAATTTTGTGAACAATATACGAGGTTTAACCTTAATTGGTTTAAAAGCATTGTTAGTATCTATGTCACAGAAGAAAGGAGCAATTCTTGGAGTAATGATATTATCACTCACAGGAGTTGGAGCAAAGTCTAATTCAAGTTTCTTTTCGGCTGTTGAAAAGTCATTTAAAAAATCTACGGTATAATCACCATACACTCTACTTGATTGTTGTTCATATAACTCATTGTAATAATCTTGATCTTTGCTATAAGTAAACTTATATGTTTTCGTATCCAATTCTGACATTGGGGTTTGTTTGACATCTTGATCGTAATCAAGTTTTAAAGTCCAATCCCTAACTTTCCTCTTAGAATTAAAGAAGTCGTCTCTTGGTTCAATAATTAAATCATTATCCAAGTTTGGATTTTCACTAACCATCAAATTAAACATCTTAATTATGTTGATGAAGAAATCCTTCATCTTCATGTTTGGAAGATATGTGTTTAATTTAATTACATTGTTTACAGAATAATTTGTTGTAACCGCAGGTTTAATCTCCAAACGATTTACCGTTCCACTTATCGTTCTTTGAGTAATAGCCCCAACAAGTACTTGATCAGATACTGATTGCCAACTAACAGTTGGTGGATATAATATTTGAAAATTAATTCTAATTTGTTCACCAGCATTTAACCATACTGATGGAATATTAAAGTTCATTAAAAATGGATTACCTGTCGCTAAAAATCCTGAAGGAATAACTCCTGAGCCAGGTATTGTATATGCTGATCCACTATAAATACCCACATTACCTCCAACAGGCGGTGTAATAGTTAATGTGTTTGTCCCTTGTAATAGTGTTGTTTGACCATTTGTTGCTACCTTATAGATTCTTGCAACATAGGATAATGAACCAGAAAGATATTTGAAACTAGCTCCTGTTCTATGTTTGTAGAACATGTAAAAAGAATTATCTAAATCAATTGAATAGAATCCTGAGGTTTGACAAGTATATCTCCAAACATTTCCTGTTGAACTCCATTCTCCATTTGGATCTTGCATTTGAATGTTACCGTATTGACCCGTTTCAACTGTTAGAGGGAACCACCAAGATCCATTGGTAAAGTTTGACCAATATGATGATGATTTTTGTAACATTGGACTAAGAGCTACAGTTCCACTTAAAGTACTTGCAGGACTAAAAAGAAAGCTATTAGTTTGAGTTACACCTGATGGTATAACAAATGGTGTAGGAGAATCCCAAGTAACTCTAACTGTTTTATCGTCAATATCCTCACTTGAATATTGTGGGGTGTCAGTTGGTATAACAAGTGATCTGAAATATTCTGAATTAAAAAAATTAGAAGAATATGTGTATCCTGCAAACTCAAACATCTTGTCAATTAGAGTTTTTGCGTACACAGCAGGGTTCAAATCAAATGAATTGAACTTAATTGCTCCATTGGTTGCTGTAACAGGATTCTGCCCATTAACAATAATTGGGTATATATACCCATCACCAGGTTGAGTTAGAATTGAAGATAATGGATTGTTGATTGAGATGTAATTATCCCATGTATTAACAATCGTTCCTGTATTTCTATAGTGATCATACTCATCCAAGTTAAGTTGGTTTAAGTAGTAGTCAGCAAAAGCAATAATAATGTTTTTAAATACCCCCGTAATTACAACCTCATAATCAACTTGTTTTTGATTTGTAATAATATTTAAAAGTTGTAGGTTACCTTGAAAGACCAATTCATCTCCAATTAGAACTTGAACAGGTAATGCTTTCTTTGGGTTGTAGGAAGTTTCAGAAATATCGATATTAACATCAAAGATATTTTTGAAGTATTCATTATTTGTTGGGGTACCAGGTAAAATAATGGTTTTAGAAAATGATGATTTTTTGACAGTAATATCTTCAATGTCATCAATCTGATAAGTTAATGAAATGTTTATGTCATCGTATGTATCAAGAGTCTGACCTAATGATACAATTTTAAATTGATTAATAGCACTCATATATTAGAATCTAAATTCATTATTTGATGTTCTCACATTGAATGTGTATGAGAACAACTGCTCGTTAATGTTCTTGAATAACTCCACTTTAGATTCATCCAAATGACAGTTAAATAATCTATTGTCAGGAGTTTGTAAATAAACAGAAGGGGATTGCATTAAATCCTTGATTAAGTCTCTCTCCCATTCGTATAACCATCCTGAATTAAGTGTGAATGATTCTCTTGATCTTTGGTAGAATGTCTTCTCACCTACACCATAGTCATCATAACCAAATGTATTATATTCCCAAGTTCCTTCTTGTTGGTAGTATGTTTTCTTATCACTTTCAATATACTCACGAGACATATAAATGAAAGGATATGAAATAAATGAACCATATTGATCTTTCCACATTAAATGATAGATCTCATACATTGAACAATCACCATTCAATTTAAAACACACATCGTTTGTTCTTTGAGTAATACTTGAAATTGGAATATCATAGACATAACACACATAGGTATCAACTTGACCTGAATATGAAGCAAATGTTCCTGATACATTTACATAGTTTGATCCTGCGATTTGTTGAAGTCCGATTGGAGCGTAGAAATCAGTCTGAGTTGATACAGACTTAGCGATTCTAACAGTTCCCAATGTGGATCCTGCAGAATTTAAGAATTGATAGAACATCCCATCACTAAGAGATGCTGTAGATGAATGTACCAATAAGAAACCAATTGTATTTGGTTCAATTCTATAACATGTATCTGTATTTAAAATTGTTGAAATATTGTTTCCTGAAAATGCTCTGTTTTGAACTACAAACTTATTAAAGAAGCTCACTGTGTAATCAGCTCTATTTACATGAGCGTTATACACACAAAATGCGTCATAATTTGTGAATTCATTTATAACTGTTGTTAATTGATTTCCTGGATATGTAATCTGACCTGAGATTGGAACTGAGGATCCTGCCCAAGTAATATTTGTTTGAACAACCAATCCATAAGTAGGATCAATATATAACCCTGTAATTGTTGCTGTGGTGTTATAACTTGGTCTTGGTATACCATAGATATAACCAGGTGTTGTTGAAGCCCCTACAAATGTTTGTGGACTTGTTAAAAAATTTGATCCAACAGGATTAAATACTGTTGTAAATCCATTATATGAAGTCAAAGTAGTTTGACCTTGAACTTGAATTTGCTGACCAGCTAAAAACGAGTGAGTTTGATTTGAAGAATATCTTGGTCCGTTAACCGTAGATGTAATTCCTGTATAAGCCCAAGTCACAGGGTTTTGTTGTATTTGAATAATTTGTCCTACTTGAAATGGTGTTCCAGTAAGAGAAGTAATTGTAGAGTTTTGAAATCCTACTGTTCCACCTGTTGTAAAAATGTTATCCTCAAATTCAAACACATACTGAGATTCATATCCACAAAGAAGTCCAAAACATTTTTTTGTATCAGGACCATCATAAGTTAGAGCGTAGTCCACTGTTTGTCCTGTTAAGTTTTGAGATACCAAATCTTTCATTACATTACTCATATCCAATTTTCCATAACCATTTAAGTCAGGAGTAAGTTTCCACTTGTAGAACTTAGATAAACGAATAGGGAATGTTACAAATAATACAGTAGGGAATAGATCAATTATTAGTTGATCTGACTGTGGGATTGCCAAAATGTTGTAATAACCTGTTTGAAGATTATTATTTGGTGCGTCATTCAAAATGATTGTATCCCCAACAGAGTATCCGTGAGGTGTTGATGTAACAAGTAAGGTATAAACCTGTCCATTATATGATGCTGTGGTAGCTGAAGTAGCAAACACGGTATCATAAACTGCGTTAACAATGTATTTATATTGTTGAACTTGATCGAATTGAGTATCAAATAATTTCAATGGAACAGCCGAGTAAGCTGCCATGTATTGATTAGGTAAAGTAATTGCTGAATAACCCATTGTTTTTAATTAAATATTGATTGTAATTAAATGTTTTTATTTAATCTTAGGGACTGATCCACAATAATCCAATCTTTTTCAATTTGTTTTGTAAGAGTATCGACAATCGATTTCTCATACTTGTCAATATATTTTCTATTTGTCTCAATTGTAAATCTTGTCTTAGCCAATACCCTTGTTGGTTTGATTCCAAATTTATAGATATTTTGTCTAATAGCCCAAGCAGCTTCTTTTGGAATTCCTTTGATTGTAACCCACTTTTGAATTGCTCTAATGGGTGGATATGTACCTGGCCTTCTTCCTCTATCAACCCAAGTTAAATAATCGTTTGCAAGTAAAATTAAATTGACTCCATATGCTGTATCTTGAAGTCTATAATTGATTGAATTGATTAATGACCCTGATGCCACTTTTGGATAGGGTTTATTATTCTTCAATAAATCAACAAGGACCTTTACATAGTCCTTGCCGAATTCATTAGCCAATTTGTTATCAATTATTTTATTTGCCATAACTTTAATTAAATCTTATAAGTCGAATCGTTGATCCTATAGTCCAATATCCTGAACCACAATTTCTATTACCATTAGCGTAATTCAATTCTAAATATGTTCCATAATCAGTGAAAGATGTAACATTAGTCAATACTGATCCACCAGTTATTTCTACAATACCTAATGAAGAAGCTGATGTTGCTCCAGTTAAAGATTTGACTTGATTTTCAACATTAATTCCATATTTATCAACATATGAAATTTTAATACTTGATGATTGTGGAACGAAACAAACATTAATATTATTCATTACAACAGTACCTGAAGTTGGTGTAGTAGATCCTGTTCCTAACAAAATAAAATCATATTCTGACATCCAAGAATCCCAATAACCATTTGTTGTTAAATAATTACTTGCTTGGGATCCTCCTGTAAATGACTGACCGGTAATATAATCAGCAATTTCAATAAAACTTGATTCTGTTAATACTGATGATCTCCAAAATTGAACGGAAGCGGTTACACCTGTGATTGGTGTTGGTTGAGTATTAGAGGGTACAGAACCTGCTATAACATAACCTAAGTCCTCATCTGGTCCATTCCACCAAACCAATCCCGTAGCATCGAATCCTGCTGTTGGAGTTCCAACTGCTAAATCTCCAACTTGGATTGTTCCATTAATTGTAGAACCTGTATTATATGCGAAAGGTCTTGCTGTTGCCATTATTTACCATGTATTTTATAAAATCTTAGATCTGCTTTCAAATCTTTAATTTGATTTTGAAGATCATCAATGTATTTGTCTTGACGATCAATCGTTTGTTTTAGAAGTTCTACTTCTGTTTTTTGTGGTTTGTTATCATCTCTAATAACTTGACCATCTTTTATTACTTGTATTCCCATGTCGTTTAATTTTATTTATTTATTGGAATATTACTCCTACTATTGTTGGGCTTCCAGGATTTGATGGGGATCCTGTATTAACCCAATTTGATGTAAATGTATATGTTCCTGAAGTTGTAGTTATGTCACTAAATCCTGCTTGTGCATAAACAATTTCAGATGTTGCTGTATAGTTTCTGGTTGTTGTTGAAGAACTAATTGTTGCATTACTTCCACTACCCATACTTTGTGCACAGATAATAACATTTGTTCCTGTATTTGCTGTAAGATTCATTGATATAGTTGCAACAAAATTACTTGTGTTTGAATTTGTACTTACAGGTGTTGTTGATTTTAAATTATTCAATCTCCAAACACCAATACCTGCTGTTACTTGTCCTTGTGAAAATGTTATAACTATATTACCACTAGTACCTGTCATAGTTGCACCATAAAGTGCTATACGATTATTTGTACCTTCTCTACCTACTAAAAGAGTTGCTGAAATACCACCTATTGTCACACTCGTAACACTAGCGGCTGAAGATTGTCTACCTGCTGCTGCAACAACAATAAATCCTGCTGATCCCCAATTTACATTACTAAATGTATAACTTATCAAGTTTACATCACTAGTTAAATTAGTTATGTAAGTAATCGTTGGAACAACTCCACTTGGTGTTGGGGTTACTGTTTGTGTAGGGGTATTAGTTGGTGTATTTGTAGAAGTTGTTGTAGGAGTTTGAGTATTAGTCGGAGTTACAGTTGGAGTACTAGTCGGTGTTGGAGTAAAAGTACTTGTTGGAGTTATGGTTGGTGTTGGGGTGATCAATGGCCATATAAGATTTGTTCCAACATAAACTCCTGTTACATTGGATGTCCCTGCTTTTAGGGCTTGTAATTCTCTTAATGCTGAGTAGATATTCCCCATTATACTATAAAATAGATCGTATTAGAATTCGGTGTTAATGCGTTATACTGAGCTTGTGATCCTGACCATAAATAAACTATTGAATTGGGACTTGCTGGATCTTGAGCAATTTGATTTAATGGGGATGTTCCTGATGTTCCTGAAGTCCCACTAACACCACTTGATCCTGCTTGAGCTAATAAAGAAAAATATGTTGGATTAGAAGATGGTGGTGTAAAATCAGATGGTAATGTTTGAATACAGATATAACTTGAACCATTATACTCTACAATTTGACCTTTATAATATCCGTTATTTCCATCCCAAATTCCAACCCATTCTTGTCCTGATGATACTATAGACCAATTAGTAGTATCAAAACTTGGATCACCAGGTCCATTATTACCTGTGATATTGATATATGATGAACCTTTCCATCCAACAACATCATTTATTGTATATGCCGATGAAATATTCCAAGTTCCTTCCCAAATAAATGACACACCTGAAGATCCTGACGAACCTGAACTACCACTTGATCCTGAAGTCCCATTAACTCCATTAGCTCCACTACTACCACTTGTTCCTGATGTTCCTGTTCCACCATTAGCACCACTACTACCTGATGTTCCGTTAGTTCCATTGGCACCACTTGTTCCTGATGTTCCATTCTGTCCACTACTACCACTCGTTCCTGTCTGCCCTGATGAACCTGAAGTACCATTAGCGCCACTTGAACCTGAAGTACCGTTAGTTCCATTGGCTCCACTTGATCCTGATGATCCATTGACCCCGTTCTGTCCACTACTACCTGATGATCCATTTGCTCCACTTGAACCTGAGCTTCCATTAGTACCATTTTGTCCTGAACTACCACTTGTTCCTGATATACCACTAACACCTGATGAGCCTGAACTACCTCGAGTTCCTGATGTTCCACTACTTCCACTTACACCTGAACTACCTGAGGTTCCATTTTGACCTGATGAACCACTAGTTCCATTAGATCCTCCACCTCCACCACCTGTAAATCCTGTTACACTAAATGAATTACCGTTGATTGAGTTAATTGTTAATGTTTGGTTTGAGAATGTTCCACCTGTATAAGCATAAGTTTGAAATGTAGGACAATCTTGTAATGTCTCACATGTAAGTAGGGTTGCTATAGTTGCTTGTTGGGGTTGAACGATGATTGTCTGAGGATTCTCAGGTAATACACAGTTGACTTGTCTGATTCTTAAAACAAATCTTGCTACAATTCCTGTAGCTTTATCAGTTGTTTCATCTACAGCAGGATAAAAAGATACATCCTGTGAAATTAAAACCCCATACTGTTGCCAATCTTGTTGGATATGTACAATTAAATCCTGTGCACATTGTAGAGTATCAGATAGAATCTCTTGTGAATTGTCAGAAGCAAAACCATTGGTATCCAAATAATTCGGTTGATTATTGATCTTATCCATGAACATAACAGAAAATGAAATATCAGGAATTGCTGATTTAACATTTGATGCTGTGGCAATTGAACTATCTTCATTCATTGTCACCCACATGTAGGGAAATGTCATTTGTCTTGATGTTCCAATGTCATAAGGTTCACCAAAACCAAAATCCTTTAGGAAGTAATGATTCTCTTGGAAATTCTGAAACCAATTAATCAATTGATTTAATGATACTATGCTAGTTATTGGCATTATACGCTATTTTTATCTTTTAATTCTTCTTTATTTTTGAAGTACCCCAACCAATTCAGACAAGACACATAATTCATCTTATAAACATCTTCATCCGTCTTATTGAGTTCTTTCATCAATTTATATACAAAATCCAACCATACATATCTTTCATCCAATTTCTTCTCCCTTAGTTTTTTAGAGAATCGTTCATTCTCCGGTGGGGGCTTACTTAATTGGCTTCGGAAGAGACCACTGTATTGTTGGCTGATAAATCTCTTCCAGTTAAAAAAAAACTAAAGATGTGATTAATCTCATCCACCTTGATAGTTTTAAATTTCTCTGTTCGTTGCATAAATGTGGTTTTGTATTTCTCCAAATTTCCATTCTCTTTTTTCTTTCTTAAAAAGATACATAGAAGTTGGGGCATAACCTTCATTATGTCGTTGTTTGATGATTGAAGTATTGTCTCAATAGAGATGATCTCACCTGCTGTGTATTTATTGAACTCAGTGTACAAGAAATATTCCTCCCCATCCACAATAACGGATTGGTTCTTTTTCTCTTCAATTGGTTGATAGACAAATGCCAAGTTTTTAACCAACTCAGTAAAACTGTCATAATCAATTTGTTCAATAACTTCTCTATCAATACCTGTCAATTGATGTAACAACTCAAAGGTGTAGAAAGCTCCTTTGTGTATTTCTTTATCAATCGAATACAATTTACCAAATTGGTCTATTGTTACTTCAGACCAACTTGTAGGGAATTGGTATTGTTTTACCTCATCATCTAATTCAATGTTTATTTCAATCATTCTTCAGGGTTTTTTGTTTATTCTTTTGTTTCATTTTTAATAAATATATTATAATGGGGAATGTTTTTCTATGACATGATATTTGGATTTTGCTTGAAGATAAGCCTTCTTTGCCTCCTCTTTGGTATGAAAACTACCAAGATCAATTAACTTACCGTTATAACGAATTACTGCTCTAAATACCTTTTGTATTTTATGCCAATAATATCCCTTTGGATCTTTGTTAAATTGATTCTGTTGGTTTGTTACAGTTCTTAGATTTGAAATCCTATTGTCAGATCTATTTCTATTGATATGATCGAGTTGTTCAAAATCTACAGTACCATATACCCACCAATATGCGAAGTGGTGTCCTGCTAAATATCCATACTCTTTTCCCATGTTGATTTGAATATAACCATCTCGATTTCTTCTAATCAATTTATTTCTCTTTCCAAAGATCTCACCTGTATTCATATCATAGGTGTATCCAAGTTCTTTTAATCTTTCACATTTTTCTAATCTCGTCATAATTCTTAATTTTAAGCACTCATTATTCTAAATGGCATTGTAGCCCTATTTTCTTTTCTCACTCCAAGTAACATCATAGCTGCGTATCTTAAAGCATCACAGGCGTGGTTATTTGAGTCTATAGGAGTGGTATCATATCCTCCATCTCTGTTCTTTTTCCACATATACTTTGAAAATTCATCTAAGACATTAGTTGATCGTCTTGTTACTAACATATGTTTTTGTTGAAGAATCTGTATACCATAATTGATACTGTCTTTTCCCTTCTCAACAGGTTTTACCTTTAATCCGTATCTTCTTAACTCTTGAATGGATTTGGGTTCAGCAGAGTCACAGTATACATCTAAGGTAATCTCAAATTGTTTCATTCGACTTGCTAGTTCAGAGTTCAGTAATCCTGTCTCATAAACGAGCTCATCTACTACAATATCCTCGTTGTATTTATAGATCGCAATTAAAGCTGCGGGATCTTGACTAAATCCAAAGTCTAATCCATAACCAAGTAATCTTGCTTCTTCAGGGATCTTATCAATGACTTCAAAATCTGTATAGATCGTACCTTCAACTTGACCTACCTCACCATCAAGATATACCTTACACCAGTTCTCCCAATATGATGAGGTTTTAGCTTTATCTCTATTTGACTCCAACATTGCCACAATCTCAATTGGAAGTCCCTCATTATCTTTGTAATTGAGTATGATAAAATCTGTATCAGGTTGATTTACAACTTCTGTGTGAGCCCAAAACTTTGATGAGGGGTTGTAATCAATATAAATGTCTCCTGATGTACGAATTGCTAACTGTAGATATGATTCATAATCTACTGAATTGGCTTCGTTTAAATACAATATTCGTCTTCTTCCCCCGCGAAGCTTTTCTTGGGAATCAGCAGAGAAGAATTCAATATAGGATCCATTGGTAAATTCGTATCGTAGAAGGGTTTTATTATAGTTTTGGGGGATGAACCTACCTGTATCCTTCATGATCTTTAGAAAATCCTTAACACATCCCCTACGGAGATGCGGTATTGACTCTGATACAACGGATACTTCTAAGTTTGGGGTCTTGATACAACGGTCTATAAGTAAGATTAGAATTGCTATTGTCTTACCTGCACTCGATCCTCCTTGTATAACCTTAATTCGTTTCTTCAGAGCTCTTATCTTCTTCAGAGCTGTTGTTTGCTTGTAAT